TGCCGCAGGCGCGGGTGCGGGTGCCGCAGGCGCGGGTGCCGGTGCATCGGGTGCGGGTGCCGGTGCATTGGGTGCCGCTGCGGGGGCGTTGCTGTTGTCGCCGACCGGCCCGTCAGGCGCAAACCCCAGTGACGGGGCACTTTCAGATGGTGCCCCCGCGCCGAAACCGGCATCGCTGCCGCCGCTCTCGCCGCCAATGCCGGGCAGTTGGCCCATCGTTGATCCCTGATTGATCAGGGCCTGCGTGATCGCATCGCGCGAGCCGATTGCGCCGTCCTGCGTGACCGCAGGCTGCGACTGCATCCACGGGTCAGCTGCGGGCCGCTGCTTCAGATGCGCCGCGTTCCAGCGCGCCACCGCCGCCATCGAAGTCGGATCACCTGCGATATAGGCAGGCGCGAACAGTCCACCCAGCTGACCGACATCATCATAGGGACTGTACATCGCTTGCTCCTCAGACGTTGACGCCCAAGCGCTCGTAGACAGCGGAGATCGAGATCAGTTCGACGTCGGGCTTCGCCTGCTGCGCCACAGTCACCTGCACGACCGGCGCGTGGCTGTAGCCGGTCAATCCGATGCTCACCCACCCCGTATTGCGCACCACGGGCTTGCCGGGCGCGGGCTGATCCCACTGCGCGTACTGGGCGCGCTGCGGCGCTGTCGGGACCGGCGGCGGCGGGCCGCCCATGTCAGGCCCCCAGTGCCCCTCATCCCAGACATCGGCCACGCCGGGATCGGGGCCTGCAGGCGGTGGCGGCGGCAGCGTGATGACGTAGTCAACGGTGGCACCCAGCTGCGGCTGGAACGGCTGCGCATTGGCGGCGGCGAACGAGGCTCTTGCCTGCCGCCATGTGATGGTGTTTGGCGGCGAGGCAAACATCTCCCAGCCGCCGACCAGTGTCGCGACATAGGGCTGGCCGTCGTCGTAGCCGGTGCGGTCGGCCTGCATGATGATGCCGCCCTGCGTCCCGAAATACATATCGCCGCGCATCCGCACAAAGCAGGTGGCGTCGTAGCCGACCATCCTGCACCACGCGCCGGTCGCCGCGTTGACGGCGGCGCAGTAGCGGTTGCCGGGATTGCCGCCGGGCCATGTCACGAAAATGCCGCCGTACTCATCCCACTTTTCCATCGTCCACGACCACGCGCGCTTGGCATTCACCTCGTCGCGCCACATCGGCTTGATGGTCACCGTGATCGCCGCCAGATCGAGTTGCGCGCTGTCCTTGGTGATGGCAGCAGAGATCGGCACGATGCCGTCAACGGTCGCAATCAAGAGATCGCCGCCGACCTGCAGGTGCGCGTTCATGCCCATCGGCGCGCCGACGGCGTAGCGCCCCTCCTGCCGCCAGTTCGCGGCATCGGATGGATTGGTGCCGGTGAAGATCAGTATCTCGCCAAGGTCCGTGACGAAGCAGCATTTTTCGTCAATGCCGTCGCCTGCATCGAGGGACCACGTCGCGCCGAACAGCAGCTTGCCGCCCTTGGTCGCGGCACCCGCGAGCGGGATCATCGACAGCTGCCCCTGAAACGCATTGAGCGGCAGGTACCATGCGTTCATGGTGCCGCCCTCGATGAAGAAGTAGCGGTTGCGATACTTCCAGACGTAGGTGAGGTTGTGCCCGTTGATGCACGACGGCGGCGGCGTCAATGCCGGATCGGTGTGGATTTGGCTGGCGTTGAACGTCGTCCACGTCACCCCATCGAAATGCAGCAGATAATCCCCGGCATCGTTGGCGACCAGCATGTGGTCGCCGCCTTGGTTCGCCATCTGCGAAGCGACGTAGTTGCCGGATGCCTGCCCCGACTTGATCACGACTGGAGCAGTCGATGTCACGTCGTACAGCTTGGTGGCGTTGCCCGCGTAGATGCGCTGGTTGTTGCCGCTGGCAAAGCGGAACGCGGAGATGACCGGCGTCGTTTCGGGCAGCACGCTCCAGCGGGTGCAGCCGCCGCGCAACTTGACGCCCTTCATGGTCGGCACCCAGTTGTCCATGATCAGCGCCGCACCCGGCTGCATGTAACTTTCGTTTTCGTTCAGGATCAGGCCGCGCGTCGGCGCGGGGATCGTGATCGCCTGCAGCTGCTGGGCAACCTGCTGCGGCACCGGCTGGCGGCGGAAGGCCTGATGCAGGCTCATGTCGGCACCGGCCACGGGTAGGCGACGTTGACGGTCTTTGACGCCGGGCCACGGTCAATGATGATCGGCGACGGACTGTCCTTGCCCATCGCGGTCTGCAGCGCATCGCCGTAGGTGCCCATGTCCTCGGCATAGGCGGTGCCCTTCTGCGCCTTCCATTGCCAAATCATCCCCAACTTCAACAACCGCTCATCGAGCGCAAAACTGTCGCCGTCATCGGTGAAGCTGTCGCCGACGCCGCCCGACTTCAGCGCCACGCAGTTCTTGTCGAGATAGGCGAACGTCGCCGTGACACCGACCGCCATCACCGGCCAGATCAGCATCTGGCCGCCGATGATCGTCCACTCGCCCCACGCCGAGAAGCGGTTCAGCGCCCGGCGCTGTATCCACTCGTCGGTGTCGGGGATGAAGATCATTGGCTGCAATGCCGTGGTCGAGCGCCACACGTTGGCGGTGAGCAGCATGCGCTTGTAGTTGGCCGGGAGATCGAACGCGCTCTTGACGCCGTCGCCCGTGAACAGGTTGGTCTTTTTCAGCTTGGTCCAGTCGCGGGTGTCGTAGGCGATGCGCTGCGCCATCTCGTTGGCGAGCGAGAGCATCTCCTGCATGGTGCGGGTGCCGGTGATGTTGGTGAACACGCTCGATGGCTGGATCACGCCAACCACGGAGCAGACATCCTTCACCACCGACAGCAGCGTCATGTCATGCCGCCTTCTCGGTCTTGGCGTCCATCGCCATCCGCACCAGCGTCTTGCGCGCCAGCGATCCGTGCGGCGCGTGCCCGGTGTTCGCGGTGATGTAGTCGCGCAGTTCCTTGTCAGACATCGCCTCGAACTCCTGCTCGACGCGCTTCAGCCCCTCGATGTCCTGCTGCAGCGCCATGTTCTTGGCACGCAGCGCCTCGAGTTCAGCCTGCATCTGCAGCGTCGGCACGTTCGACTTCGCGTTCTCGATGAACTCCATCGCCGCGTTTTTCAGTTCGCGCCCGCCTTGGCCGATGTTCTTCAGTTCCTGCCCGTCGAGGGTTGCGAGCGCTTCCACCGTGTAGATGTTGAGCGCGCGGAGTTCGGCGCGGCGGCCCTCGGTGAGGAACGGCACATGCGTCAATGGCGTGCCGGTCTTGGTCTGCGCCGACTGCGCCTTGAACTGGCGGTACTGGCGCGCGAAGCGTTCGGCGTAGGTGTACTTCACCTGCCTGCCGGTCTCGGGGTCGTCCCGCCAGCCGCATACCTCCAGCGCCGGATGCGTCGAGTAATCGCGCGCACCGGGCTTTCTGATATCCACCACCTCGACGTCGTCGCAGATCAGGCGGCCAGCCTCGCGGCTCTTGGCTTCGTTCGGTTCGGCATGGTGACGAAACACCACCAGCAGCACGTCATCGGGATCGGTCGTCGGCATTGATGTCTCCAGAAAAAATGAGGCCGCCAGTTGAGGCGGCCTCGGTTGCTTGAATTACGCAGCAGGATTGCTGTCGTACATGCGCCAGTTGAACAGCGGATTGACCATCGTCAGTTCGCCCATCCACCCGATAAATTGGGCGATGGCGTCTTTATCGATGGGCATCTGGCCGTCGCCCTCGAACAGCTTGTCGAAGTTGCGGTTCGGGTGATAGCGCAGACGCAGGCTGTCGGTGTTGATGCCGAACGTGGTGTTCGCTGGCATGTTCGAGCCGATGCCGCCGTCGAGAACGATCTCGGCGCGCTTGCCGCCGCCGATGTACTCCAGTGCGGAGAAGCCCAGCTTGCCGAGAGAGGTCTCGTTCTGCTGGCGCTGGATCGCAATGGTGGCCGCATCGTAGGCCGCATAGTGTTCCGGCGACATGATCAACAGGTCGGCGTAGTCGCGGCCACGCGAACGGTTGGTCATGATGTAGTTCAACATCGGGCGCACGGTGGTCGAGATCACCTGCGTCGAGCCTGCCAAGAACGAGTTGGCGTCGAAGGTCGAGGTGCGCCAGATCGAGGCGGTGCCACGGTCGATGCCGCCGTAGACACCGGAGTTGGTGGTGATCGGGATCGCGGTCGCCAACCCAGTGATCTGCTTGCCGCCATTGGCGGTGCCGTCACTGTAGAGACCGGCATCCATGGTGTCCTGCAGAGCGCGTTCGGCAGCGTCGATGTAGCTGTCGTAGACGTCCATCAGCTGCGCTTCGCCCTCGTTGTTCAGAATTTCCTGCATCGAGAGGATGACAGGCACGACCACCATCTTCGGATCGAAGTAGGCGTCGTTGAACAGGTCGATGGCGGGATTGAGCAGCTGGTCGTAGCCGGAATACCACTGCGCAACTTGCTTGCCGATCTGCAGCGTCTGACGGATGCGCGGACCACTATAGGTCTGCCAGAGACCTTTCCGCCGCATCACGGCGAGAAGGGCGTTGTTGTTACTCACAAGGTCTTGGTAGCCGGAAGAACGGTCTTCCAGCGCCATCGACAAAATCTGCTGATAAGCAGCATTCGAGGTGACGTTGGGCATGATTGCTCCACATGATCAGGGTTTATGTGCCGCTCCCGACGCGACGGATCGCGTTCTGGATAGCGTCACGACGACCGACGGGTTGATCTGCGCGCCTCGACGTCCCGTTTGAGGGGCCAGCGCCGGGTGAGCCTGAGATCGACTTGTCGGCAGTTCGGGTCTGAGCCGATGCGGAGCGGGTCTGAGCCGCGTGCGTGGTCGGGCGGAGTAACTCCGCGCGCCGGTAGGCAGTCTCCAGATCGAAACCGAACTTGAGTTCGTTCTCGATCAGGTCGCCCAGTTCATCGAACCTCGGATGCGCGTCGGCGAACTGGTCGACCGCTGACCGGGTGTAACTGAACTGGGCCTGAGTATGCATCTGTTGCAGGGTCTGTTTCAAGCCCGCGATCTCGGCGTGCAATGAGCCGATCTGCTGCTGCGCCGCCTGCTGCGCGTTGCCCATCTGCATGGTCTTGAGCGCCTCGGGCGACTGCGACAGAACGTGGTAGGCGATGTCGCGGAAGGTCAGCTTCTGGCCGTCGGGCGAGCGCAGGTTCAGGTTCGAGACGATGACGTCCAGCCCGCCAATCGGGTCTTGGCGCAGCTTCGTCTCCATGTTGACGTAGTTGGTCAGCGCCCGCTGCAGCGTGGTCCCGTGCTTGGTGGCGAGATCGTGGAAGGGACGAACCTTGTTCATCTCCTCATGGTCGCCACGGTAGCGCTTGTAGGCCTCGTTGAAGTCGCTCTCCATCCGATGCACGTCGGCGCGCACGTTCTCGCTCGCCTGATGCCACTCGGCCTTGCCGCGCTCGGAGAACCGCGTCGGCGGCTCGCGGAACGGCGCGTTGGCAGGCAATGGGTTGACGGACTGACGCGCCTGCTGCTGCGCTGGCTGGCCTTGCGGGAGGGGCCGGCTGGTCCGCTCATCGGGTGTGCGCGGCGCGAACTGGCCCCGCTCGCTGCGCGGTTGATCGGCGGGCCGCTTCTTGAGATCGAGGCCCTCGGCCTTGGTTTCTTCCGGCGGCTGATTGTGGCCGGGCTTTGCATCCGCAGGCTTCGGCGCGGGCCGCTCGGCGCGCTTTTCCGGCTTGGCTGGCGGATTGTTGGCGCGGTCGAACGCCGCCTGTATGGCCTCCCGGCGGCTCTGCGGGCGGTGTTCAGAACCCTTGATGTCGCCGACCGGTTTGTCGGGGGCCTGCGAGCCAATCGGCTGCGGGGTCGAGGCCGGGGTTTCAATGACGACTTCATTGGTGGGCGCAGCAGCGGGCGCGCCGCCCGAAGGGGCGACGGTGACGTCTGACATATCTGATCTCCGCTATCGGGATTTATATTGTTCGATGGCCTTCTTGATCGAGGCGCGGCGGGCCTGCTTGCTCGCCTTGTCGATCACGCCCTTCGGCTTCGGCGTCAGCTTCTCGGTGCCGATCTCGATCAGCCCGTGGGCGCGGCCTACGGCGCGGTACTCACGCTTTGAGGTGTAGAAGCGACCATCGACCTGCTCGACCGGGTCCATGATGTCGCTGATGACGTAAGGCAGCGGCAGATCGGAGCGCGCCGCTTTAGGTCTGTCTCGTTTCACGCGCCACTTGCCGGGGGCAACCTCGACAAGTTCGACGTTCATGGCGGCGGCACCACATAGACGACCGCCAGACCCGGCTTGCCTGCGGCGACCTTCGTCACTGCAATGCCCCTGCCGTTGGCGGCCTCGCTGACCGCCATGCCCAGCTTGGGTGTGGTGGCGGTGACGTCAGCCACCGGCATGCCGCCGGATGCGACGGTGACAACCGCAAGCGCCATCGTTACCTCCGGGTCTGTCGATGCGATTTGGCGTGGCGATGCGCGTCCTGCGTGCCTGCGGCAGCGAAGGTGAAATCGACCGGCTCGGAAACCGCCGGGCCGTTCTTGATCATCACCTGCACCACCACGGGATCAGCCCACAGCGACGGCTTGACGCCGGTTGACAGCGTGTCGGTGCCGTCGAACGTCGTCGGTTCGTCGTGGCCTGCAAAGTTGATCACACTGTCGGCGAAAAAATTCTCGCCGGTAATGTCGAGCGTGAAGTCGGGATCGCCAATCGCGCACCCGGCGGGATCGATGCCGGTGATGGCGGGCACCGGCACATCGACGTTTTCCGGCACCGGCAGCGATATCGTCTGCGGCTCGTTGATCGAGGCCGAGAATGGGAACGGCTGCGGGGCGGCTTTGGGTGCTTCCTTGGCCTGCGGTGCGTCGTCGTGCTTTTTCTCGGTCATGTGAATGTCCAGTTTTGCGGGCCGCTGATGACTACGCCGCCCGTGATGACGTAGACGGGAAGGCTTCCGGCGGTGGCCTTCTTCGGCGCGACCGCCGTCAGCGACGTCGCACTGACGAAGGTCGTCGGATAGATGATGCCGTTGATCTGCAGCACGCTCTGCTTGGTGAAGCCGGTGCCGGTCGCCGTGCAGGTCGCGGTGCCGCCGCCGCTCGCGCCGCCCGCCGCCACGCTGGTCAGCGCCGGATTGACCGCAGGCGACAGCGAGGATGCGTGCATCGCATTGGGCGAGTTGATGACGCCCGCTGGCGTGGCAATGGCGACGTAGTTGCCAAGACACGACACCGTCTGCAGCTGGCCTGCAGGCGACGGGTTCGGCACGGTCGCCGTCACCACCACCTCGCTGCCCGCGCCCTCATGTGCCACGCTCGATGACGCCGGGACCGCGCCGCCCATGTTCGGGTTGAACGGCGGCGAGCCAGCACCCGGATAGGTGCCCTCGCCGCCGCCTGCGGTCGCAGCACTGCCGCTCGCAAGTGCTGCCGTGTTGGCCGCGAACGCGGTGCCGGTCAGCGCGCTGCCGTCATCGAAGTACGGCGGCGGGAAGTCCTTCGGGTTGACCGACGACCAGTTCTTCGGGTCGTTGTAGGTGTTCTTGGTGTAGTTCGGCACGTTCGGCGGGGTCGCGCCCGTGCAGGTGAAATTGGTCGGCGGCGTCGGGTTCGGCGGGGTCACGGTCAATGCGCTCTGAGCCATTGCAGTCTCCTCTGTGGAAAATAAAAAACCGCCCAGAGGGCGGTTGGTTCGGCTTGGCAATGCGCTCGCGACTATTCCCGCGCGAGCGCTTCGTCGTACTGCTTCAAGAGGTCGATGATGTGCTGTTCTTCCGGCTCGATCTCGTCGGGCGTCTCACCGAACCAGTTGAGGAAAATGAACCGCTCGGCCAGCCTACCGATATGTCGATCCGAGTAGCGGAGAACGCGCGCTAAGGCCGCTTCGTGCCCACTCAGGCGTACCAATTCCGCCAGCAAGGTTGAAGATCGCGTCTCGGGCTTGTCCGAGATTGAGGTCGCCACGGTCATGGGCCTTCCAGATGTCGTCAACAGCATTCAGGACGCGCGGGTTCTTCACATTGAACAGTTCCCGCACCGGTTCCCATGTACCCGACTGCCCGGCGCGCGGCAAGAGGCCGTTCTCGGCTGCGAACTGCCGTGTGGCATCCGCCAGCAGGCCGTAGGTGCCCTGCACCCCCGAAACCTTGCTCGAACGCGCGTTGGTCGCGCCTGCTGCGCCGCCGCTGGCCAGATGCTGCGTCACCGCTTCCGCCGTCCCGGCCACCGGGCGCATCTGACCGGCGGCGACCTGATGGGTGTCGGCGGTGATGTCACCGAAGCGGGTGTCGAACGGCACCTCGATGTTGTTGTAGAAACTGCGCACCTTGTGCTTGCCGCCGAGTAGCGGCGAGATGATGTTCATGTCGCCGCCCGACTGGATCGCCCGCACCGCCTTGTCGATGTCGCCATAGGTGCCCCACGCGGCTTTGGCCGGTTCGCCCTTCTGGGTCGTGATGAAGTCGCCGAAATATCCTTCCGGCAGGATCGAGCGATAGTGTCGCGGATTGTGCGCCTCGTCGTAGGCACGCACGAACAGCGCGGCCTCGGCGGGATCGACGCGGTCGAGCCGCCGGTCCTTCATCGCCTTGATCATCGCCAACGTCTCGGGGTCTTGGCTCAACTCCTTGTGCTTCTGCGCCCACGCCAGCATGTCCGACGTGCCCTTCGGGTTCGCCGTCACGATGTCGCCGACGCGCTCGCCCAGCGAGGCATTCATGAACCAGTCTTTTTGCGGCGACAGTGCTGCGAGCGCCGCCGATGAACTCTGACGCGGGACACCCCAGCGCTGCGCCAGCGCATCGGAAATTTCGTTCGCGCCCTCGTACCAGCGCGGTGATCGCAGCCGCATCTCGGCAGGCGAGCGGTCGTAGAGGTACTGCATGTTGCCCTTGGCCTGCTCGATGTAGGCTCTCGCGGCTTCGTCAGCCGACATACCCTTCAGTTTTGCGAAGCCGGGATAGTCGGACAGGATCGCGGTGTTGTGGATGAAATTTTCCGGGTCCAGCTTCATCTCGGCGGTGCCAATCGACAGATGATGCGTCAGCGGGTTCTCGGTTTTCTTCACCGCATCGGGGAAGCGCGTCGAAACCCGCGTGTCGCCCGGCAGGATCGGCAGCGCATCGGTCGCGGCGATCTCGCCCATCCGCACCGGACCCGCGCCCAGCGCGATCTCGGCTCCGCGCACCGGCACGCCGACGACGGCCCCGGTGCCCATGGTGTTCAGCGCCATGCCGGGTGCCCAGTCGGCAGCGGCACTCCGCTTCGACCGTTCGTACCAGTCGGCCTCCTCGCTTCCTTCCGGATATGGGTTCGGAGCCATCAGCGCGCCGGGCGTTGCCACCGTCTGCGCAAGCCCGCCCATCACCGCACTCGGCAATCGATCTGCGAGCCGGTTGGCCCAACTCACCCCTTGGCTCACCTGCGGCCCGCCTCCGATCAATGGCTCGCCGACGTCAGGTAGATTGTCGAGCGCTGCGAGTTCACCGATCATAGCGGCCCCGGTGGCCGCATCGCGGCCTGCTGCTGCTTGAACTGCGCGGCCTGCTGACGCTCGTTCTGCCTGCGCACCAAGTCATCGGCCTTCAGCTGGTGCTGCTGCACGGCGAGATCGGCCTTCTGCTGGTTCAACTGCATGTCCTGATTGCGCTCCAGCATGTGCGCCTGATGCGCCTCGCGGCTCTCCATCAGCTTTTCGTTCTGCACCTGCGCCTTGACCTGCTGGTCGTCGTCCTTCGCGCCCAACTCCATCGCCTTCAGCTGCTTCTGGGTCTGCAGTTCGGCCTGCTTGTGCGCGTCCTGCTGCTTCAATTTCGCCGCCTCGATGTCGCCGTCCTGCTTGATCTTGGCCTGCGCGGTCTGCTGCTTCATCTGCTCGATCTGCAGCGCGGTCTTGTTCTGCATCGTCGCGGGATCGTCGGGCCTCGGCTGGTCGGCCTTCTCCTTCAGCATCTCGACCATGTTGTTGATGCTGCTGTCGAGCGAGCGACCGGCGCGGAACGGTGCGGTGGCGAACTTCAGAATGTCGCCCGCGAACTCGGCGGTGTGCGGGTCGGCCATGTACATCTGCGTCAGTTGCGGCATCAGCTGCGCCAATACCCCGATGAACTCGGTGCGCTGCTGCTTCTCCTGCTGCTCGTTCGGGATGATGGTGCTGTCGGTCTCGATGTCGAGCACGAAACTTTTCGTGCGGCAGTCACTCAGTAGCTGCAGCACCTGATCGATGGTCGGGCTTTCGGCGATCTTCTTGATCGCGGCCTGCCCGCTCTCCATCAGCTGCCCGAATTGCTGCTGCGCCTGCTGCATGCCCTCAGGGTTGGCCTGCATCTGCTGCTGCACCTGCGGCAGCTTCATCGCCATGTCCAGCGCCTTCTGCTGGTCGCCCATCTGCTTCTGGATGGCCTTGACCTGCTTCTCGACCATGGCGTTGGTCGGCAGCTGGGTCTGGCTCATCTCGATGATGGTCGCATCAGCGAACTTTTCCGTGATGATCTCGGATGTGATCTCGACCAAGTCTCTGGCGATGCGGACCATCTCCTGCTGCTTGTCGCGGATGCGGGTCGAGCCGTACTGGCTTTTCAGCTGCTGCGCGCCGAGTGTCTCCTCGGGCGAGGTCGAGCCGCGCATGATGTCGCTCAGACCCATGATCTGGTAGATGTCGTCAATGATCTGTTTGCGCAGCGCCACGCACTGGGTGATGGTCTGCGCGATCACGTCAATCGGCAACCAGATGATGACGTCCTTCGTTCCCCCGAACGCCGCCCAGTTCGCAATCGGCACCAGCACACGACCGGGCGTCTTGGTCTTGATCGCCGCCTGTATCGCATCGCCGAGTTCGGCTCCACCGGCAGGATAGAAGCCCTTCACCTCCAGCGCATCGCTCAGCGCATGGATGCGCGAGGTGAGGAGGTTGATCTCCTCCAGCTGGTCCTTGTACTGCAAGACATCAGGCACCGGCACCAATGAGCCGCGCTGGCAGGTGCCGTAGGCGGGCTTCGGGCACGGAAAGAAGCCCCTGAGATCGAGGTGCGGGTCATCCTCATCGAGGACGAACTCGCAGCCCTCGGAAACCCAGATCACGCGACGGTCGTTCTTATCCCAGATTTCCCAGAATTTCGCTCTTTCGCGGTTGTCGGCACCGCCGACTTCCTTGGTGTCCTTGTCGACCTTGTATTCGGCGCGCTGGTACTCGTCGCCAGAGGTTGCCTTGAAGCGCTCGCGCGCCTCGGCCCGCGTCAGGTAGGAGGCGGCGGCCACCCACGTCACTTCGCGCCAGTTGCGCGAGATCGAGTGCAGGAAGTCCTTCCGGTGCTTGAAGTCGATGCAGACCTTCTCGTAGTCGTAGTAGCTGCCGCCCTTCTTCTTGCTCTCGTAGCGGCACCACGCCACGCCGCGATCAATCAGCGCGAGGTCGTCGCGGATCAGCTTCAACAGTTCATCGATCTCGGCGAGATCGAAGGCGACGACGCAGCAGCGCTCCATGGTCTCGGCGGCGGCCTGATACACCGGCCTGCGGTCCAGAAACTTCGGCACCACCACCGGGACCGGCGGCTTGGCGTAGATCGATGGCTTGATGACTTCCGCATTAGCCCAGAACATCTGGAACTCTTTGTCGCGGCTCATGTTGGCGAGGCGGTCGAGGTTGGCGTGCTGCTTGTCGATCTTGTCGCAGTGGTCGTTCCACTTCTCGAAGGCGTCCTCGCTCTCCTTCAACAGGTTCAGCCACGCCTTGGCTTTTGTCGGCTCCAGTGATGGGTTGAACTCAAGGTCGTCGTGACGAACGTCATCGTCAACCGGATCAGGCATCGTGAACCCTCGGGTGGTTTTCGGCGTGCCTGACGTTCTTGTCGAGCATCGCAGCGAACGTCTCGATGTTGACGCCTTCGATGTTGAACATCAGCGTGAACAGCGCCGAGAGAACCTCGCCGGTCTGCAAGGGGTGATCGCTGCGCTCCCGGTCGCGCGCGAACGCATTGACGGTCTCGGTGATGAGGTCCACCAGTCGGCAGACGTTTCTGGCTTCTTCAATCGTCGGCGGCTCTTTCACAGGACCATCCCTCTCCTCACCTCGGGCGGCGGCGGAATTATCAGCCCGGTCAGTTGCGGGCTTCTCTCGGTGATCACGCGGCGCGTCGGCCCGCGCCACGACTGCGCGAGATAGCGGAAAGCATCGGCAAAGTGCGACGTCCAGTCGTGAACAGCACTGGCCCTGAACGCCTTCTTCTCGTCATCCCATTCGCGGCGATACTGTTCGAGCGCCTCGATGCCTTCCGTGCAGCGCGTGTGGAACACGCACAGCGGCAAAATCCGTCGCACCGCGTTGACGCCGTCGGCGATGGTCGAGAGCGGCACCAGCATCGGTCTTAAGTTCAGGCTCGCCATGGTCTCGATGCGGGTTCGGCCTGTGCCCCACTCCTTGATCTTGGCGTCATGCGGGACGTAGTCGGTGCCGGGCTTCCAGCCGTACTTCTGCTCGCGCTGCTCGATCACTTCGGCGAAGTGTTCGACGCCGACGCCTGAGGCCGAGTAGCAGTCGAGAATAAAAATCTGCGAGCCGACGGTCTGGAACCACCAGATCGCGGTGTCGTCTCTGACACCCAAATCCCACGCGCGATGCACCTGCACGTTCGGCAGCGCCTCGATGTCGAGGATGCGTTCCTCGTTGCGCACGCTCGCCATCTCAAGGGCGTAGAACGCGCCCAAGATCGCGGCATTCCAGCTGCAAAGATATTCCTGCTCGAACTGGCTGCGCCCGACGTCCTCGCCGTAGAGCGCGCAGTATTCAGCGAGCGCGCTGTCGAGTTCGCTTTCCGTCAACGCGCCCGTGTCGCGCGCCGTCAGCAGTTCGCAGAACCAGTCGCTGGAGACGGAGGCGTGATCGTAGAGGGCCTTGGCGTGGTTGTGGCCTCGGGGTGTCGTGATAAATGCGGCCCAACCCTTGTTCTCCGCCAGCATAGGCCGGTGGTAGGCCCACGCACTGGGATTGGCCAAAGCCCACTCCGAATAAGTGATACCCGCAACGCCAGCGCCAACTGTCGCGTCGTAGCGGTCACTGCCGATGAGTTGCCACGTCGAGCCGTTGACGCAGCGGATGAACATCTCGTTGTCGTTGACGTTCTCCCTGATCTCGGGCGGGAAGGCTTCATCGATCCGTCGCTTGCCCGTGTGGGCGTTCACCGCGCTCCAGATCGCCTTCCTCGCCTGCAGAAACTCAGGGAGGCAATGCCAGTAGTTGCCGGGCCGCTTGATCATGCTCACTGCCGCGTGGTGCAGGCAGATTTCGTCTTTACCGGCCCGGCGGTGCCAGACCGCCATCGCCCTGTCGCCACCGGCCTGCAGGTACTGCCACAGCGCCATCTGATGCGGGCGGGGTTTCCAGCCAGCATGCGGGATGTGGATTTCCATGATCTCTGTTTTCTGATAAGTTCAGCGCAGCGAGCCGACTGACAAGAGCGCACCATTCCCCTTGAGCGAGCCATGCTCTTGGTGAGCACCATGCTTCGTGAGCGGAAGGCGGTCCTTCGGGGCCGCCTTCACCTTGCCGGGTCCGTGTTTCTACCTGTTGGCGAGAGACCTCGGAGCGGCTAAAAAGAGGCTCTGCAAGGGGAAAACCATGAGACTGTTTCGCTACCCGCTCGCCGCAATCGTGTTCTGTGCTGCGCTCAGTGTCGGCACCAAGCACGCCGACATTCCCGCACCTGTCGTGATTTCGCTGCCGAGAGACGTCGGCAAGGTCACCAAGATCAGGCGCATCATCATCAAGGGCAAATCGGACACGCTGTGGGGGCCTTACGACACCGTGCCGCTAGAAGACGTCTTGGGCTGGAAATAGCAGGCGAGGCATTCGCGCCCTCGCCCGCAGGTGTCGCGCCCCAAGGCCCGCGCGATGGAGGAAACGATGATCCCGGTCTACGGCGACAACAGCGCAGAGGCGAAAGCCACACGCATGGCCGCCATCAAGGCCAACGACTGCCCAACCTGCAACGCTGGCAAAGGCTTCGACTGCCGCACCGCCAGAGGCGGCACATTCGCCGCCGCCTACTTCGTGCATCTGGCACGGCTCAAGCTGAACGAAAATAATTCCTGACTGCGCCGCAGCCACTTCCGCGAAGTTATGGCATATCACCTGCTTGACATCGAAAATCGAAGGGAGGTCTCTCGCGCGCGGCATCCCCCCGCCGATATTTCCACAAGCGACAGTGGTTCTGATTACCCGAAGCGGTCGCTGATCGCAGCGCGGGGGAAAGTGGCAATAACCGGTACCACTACTTGACCGACATTCAACCCCGGCAACCGCCCCCGGAGACCACCCCCCCCCTCCAGATACCTTTCACCCCTGCAGGCGGGTTGCCCCAGCAGTATCAATGACTTACGCAGCGTCCTGCCACACCTGAACGGTCATTCGGTTGTGGCAGCTGGGTCACCGTCATCATGCTCGATGACCAGCGGATCGTCTGAAACCGTAGCAGTCTCAATGATTTGACGGATGATGATCTTGATGTCCCCGCCGTCCTCGCCCACCAGTTGCTGCGGTGCCTTTCCCCAACCTCGGTCGAGGATAGCAGTCGCAGCTGCCACGCGCGCTCCCGCCTGCGCCCCCTTACTCACCGCCACGCTCGTCAGCACCTTGATCATCGTCTCGGTGTGCGCTCTGGCCATCGATCTGATGTCTACGATTTCCTTCGCCACCCTCGGCATTTACAGAACCTCGCCTTCCCTCGGTTTCACATCGCTCATCATGAGCCAACGGTCTTTGCTGCGAGGTGTGCCTGACGTCGATCAGGCACATGCCCGGCATCCGCTCGTCCAGCGGCTTGATCCGGGCGCGGATCATTCCGGATCGCTCGCCTGCGCTCTCAGGCTCTCGACCACGATGGATTGCTCCTCGTCGTCCAGCGTGACGACAGCACCCTGTCCCATGTGGGTGATGCCGAGCGTGATCTGGCCCGCCTCCTCGAACAGCGCCAGCAGTTCCTCAACGCTGCGGCTCATCGGCTCTGCACGCGCCGCTTCATCGCCTTCGATGGCGTCTTGACCTTCACGCCCTTGGTCTTGCGTGTCAGCAGTGCTGCCTTCGTCTTGGTCGCCTTGCGTTGCTTCTGTGCCATTGGTCCTCTCCAGTTGGTCGAGGCGCTGCCACAGCGCTTCGATTTCATCGTGCAGTGGGGCGATCATCGCCCGCAGCGCATCGTACAGATCAGCCGCCAAGGCCGTGCGGGCGCGCTCGTCGTCAGCCCGCAGCTGGCGGGTTTCGTGGGCGATCAACGAGATGATTTTCGCGTTCGACACGGTCAGGCTCCATCACGGCCAGATCAGGCGTCAGCTGGCTGAACAGGGCGTTGCAGCTGGCACAGCGCCGCCACTCCAGCGTGACATTGTTGGCGTCGATCCCCTTCAGATACGGCCACGGGGAACTTTCCGACGGCTGGCCACAGCGCGGACAAGGCTTCATTTTTTGCCTCCACCGTTCTGACTTTTTCAGCAGTTTCATGTGAAACAACGCTTGCATGGTGGGTCATGATGCACTACCTTGCGCATAGGCCATTTTGGCCAGCAAGGGGAACACCATGACAACCACCAAATACGTCGCCCGCCTCGATGGCAAGATCATCGGCAAGCGCTCGACCAAGGCCCGCAAGTACAGCCACGCGCTGGTCGTCCAGCACATCGAGGACGTCGCCTGTCAGGTCGCCTACAACCGCAGCGCCGAATGGCAGAAACTCGACCGCAAGAACTTCAACTACATCTGCGAGAAGGCCGCCGCTGGCATCGATCATCCGCACTACTGGGGCGACGACGCCAAGCGCACCAACGAGCATGCCGCCGACGCCGCTGTCGCCGCCGCAGGCCTTGAAGCATACATCGAGGCGCGCCGTCAGGAAGCCATCACCTCGTTCGAGCGCCGCAAGGCCAATGGCGGCTTCCAGCCCTTCGTCGCCACATGGTGCGGTCGCCCCGATCTCGCCCAGAAGGCGATCTCGACCTTCACCGGCCCGGCCTGCAGGTTCGTCGCCATCGTCGCCGCCGAGATCGTCTGATCTCACCGAAGTGGTTTCACGCCGGGCGGTCGCAAGACCTACCCGGCTTGAGCCAGTAGAAGCACCTCCGCTTCAGCAAGGGGAAACCACATGACCATCACCGTTCACAGCGTCAACCATCGCGGATCGGAGGAGTATTCGATCCACATCCTCGGCAAGGGCCAGCCCAAGGTCGTCAGCATCTTCTACAAGGCCGACAAGGCAGAGAACCGCCAGCGCGCCATTGAGACGGCTCGCGAGATCGCGGCCCAGCACAAGGTCCGCTACGTCATGAGCCACGGTCTGTCAGGCCGCGCGTTCGACCGCTTCCTGCCCGACAACGCGAAGGTGAAGTGATGAAACCCCTCATCGCCTACATCCGCGTCAGCGACAAGAAAACGCAAGGCGTCTCCGGCCTCGGCCTTGAAGCGCAGCAGGCCACCATCGCCCGCTTCGCTGGCGCCGAAGGCTTCACCATTGTCGAGACCTTCATCGAGGTCGAGACCGCCAAGGGCGACACGCTCGCCAAGCGCCCGCAACTGGCTGCAGCACTCGCTGCCGCCAAGGCCGCCGGTTGCGCCGTGATCGTCGCCAAACTGGATCGCCTGTCGCGCGACGTTCACTTCATCTCGGGCCTGATGACCAAGCGCGTGCCGTTCATCGTCTGCGCGCTGGGCCTGAACGTCGATCCGTTCATGCTGCACATCTACGCAGCACTCGCCGAGAAGGAACGCGCCATGATCTCGGAGCGTACCGTTGCAGCCCTTGCGGCGGCCAAGGCGCGCGGCGTCAAGCTGGGCGGGCCGAAAGGCGCTGCCATGCAGAAGGACCGCGCTTTAGCCTACGCCGAACGCCTGCGCGCGGTCGTGACGCCGATGGCAGGTCTGCCGACCCGATCTATCGCCGCCGCGCTCAATCTTGAGCACATCAAGACCCCAACCGGCGGCGAGTGGCAGTCGGAGACCGTGCGCCGCCTGCTCAAGCGTCTGAACCTGCAGGTGCCCGCATGACCTGCAATCAGTTCAACAAGGCGCTGCGCGACCTCGGCTTCACCACCAAGCACCCGGTCAACTTCACGATGTCGAAGGGGCAGACCGAGTTCTCGAACGCCACCGGCATCAGCCTCGCCACCGTCAAGCGCTGGGCATCGGGTCAGTGGCCGGTGCCACCGCACATCGCAGCACTGCTGCACCTGATGCAGGACACCGGCAAGACGGCGAAGGATTTGCGCACATGAGTATCATCGTAGTGATAGTCACAGCTTTTTTTGTGGTCGTGATTGCCAAATGGCTCGACCTGATGGAGGGGACGAGGATCGAGCAACATAAACTCCAGCAGCAATGGGAGAACGAGCAGCGGGCGTTGCGCAAAATTCCGCCACCCCTGCCAGATGAAGCGCTGATGCCGTGACATGGGGGCATGGGCGCGGCACCAGCGCTCGCGACAAACAAAAGCCCCGAGCGTGACCACGACGGGGCTTTTGCCATTGCTGAGTGCCTGCGTCGGTCACACCGCGACAAGGCAAGGGGAACTTGTCCGTCAAGGTGCTGTCTGGTCACAGTCACGGCAACTACCAGAAAATCGCCCCGAAACGACCCGCTGTCAACTGGCCTTCCAGAATACCGCCAGCCGGTGACCGGCATCCGACAGGATTTCGGTCGCCGCCCGCCGCCCGTGCGCCTCGCTCTGATAGCCCAGCATCAGCCCCACCTCGATCAGCGTGCAGCCCGCACAGGCGACATAGTCGGCAACGAACGCGGGCCTGCGCCCGATCTCGAGGCGCGCTGCGTCGTAGCTGTCGCGGTGGTATTGCTGCCGCTCCGAGCGGCTCAACCCCATGTTCATCGGGTCATGCACGAACACCCGGTCGAGATCGACGCTTTGCAGGCCACCTGCAAGCCCGGCGGCGGCCCAGTGGTGCGCGTAGCGGCGCAGCGAGTAGTATTCCTCCGGGGAGATTTTCTGGCGCATCCACGCCCTCGCCAGCGGGCTGTCGTGCATCACGAAGCGGCGGGATGATTTCGAGTGCCCGACCATGTCGAAGAAACCGTGAGCGTGCGCGAGGCGCTCTGCTGTCGGTCCTGCGGTGTCGTCGTGGTGCGGCATCGGCAGGGTGTGCTGCCTTGCGAGGTGCGTCGTCAAGTTCCCATTGCCAAGCCTCGCGCGCAGCACAGGAACAGGTAGCAGTAAGAGGAAAAGAACTTGTTACTGTTGTTAGTAGGGCGGCGGGGTACCCGCCCGCTACAGCGGGCGCTATAGCGAACCCTACTTAAGACGTTGACGTTGCCAGTTTTCTTTCGAGCGATTGAACGCGGAAATTTGCCCGCCCTTCTGACCGTGTTCCCGCGCCTTGGTGATGCGATCCATCGTGCGCCGCATCTCGGCCTCGACCCGCTTGTGGTGCCAGCCATCGAAAAAGAATGCCTGCAGCACTGGCTTGTCGATCCGCCACTCCTCGGGCGTTGAGCCGGTGATCATCGCCAGTTGCTGATCGTCATCGGGTAGCGAGCCGTGAACCCAGTAGTGCCCGATCAGCAAAAGGTACGCGCCGTGCTGCCCGCGACTGAGGTGCTTCGTGTCGCCGAAGTAGTTGGCCCAGTACATCGGCATCCACGGGCGCTGCATCACAAGGCATCCATCAATTCGGACATCGGTCGCAGCGTTCGATCTGGCACCACGAAGCAGGGCCGCCCCTTCTGCAACTCCTTCCAGTATTCCTGTCGCTTGCCATCGCGACCCATCGTCCAGCCGACCAGCGACACCACCGGCAAGCGCACGACCACCTTGATGAACGGATGGTCGTCGTGGTCGCCGGGGTGCAGCAGCAGGCCTGCGGTCGGACCATCGAACGTGCTGGCGCGCACCTGATAGGCGTGCGCGACGTCGACCGCCTTGAAGTCGCCGAACGAACCGTTCCAGTAGCGGTCGAGATGCTTTGCCAGCGCCTGCTCACCCATGCATCCGATGATGTCGGCGTCGAAGTCGAAGCCGCAGCCATAGCGACCGGGACGCTTGTTGCGGATCGCATCGAGGCCACGCTGCACGCCGACAATGGCGGCGATGTGCATCTCCGATGGCGTGAGTTGATAGTTGACCGGTTCAGGCATCGCGCTTGTTTTCCTCGATCCTCAGCCACGAATATTTTCTGATCTTCGTTCGCTTGCGCGGCCCTGTCAGCGATGGTTGCACCGTCAGCGTCTTTTGCATCAGCCCGTCGAGAACGGCCTGCGGGTTGCTCTCGACCGAAATGATCTCGACGTCGTGGTCGGCACCGTACTCGCGGCCCCAAATCGAATAGCGCGGTTTCGTCATGACACCTTGACCTGATACTTGAGGCACAGCTGGTGCGGATCGATGTGATAAGAGGCCCAGAACGAGCGCTCGCCCGTGTGGGCCTCGGCGTGATGCTTCCAGCACAGCGGCAGCGCCCACTTGTCGTTGGCTTTCTGCGCCATGCCGGGATCGCTGTCGTGTTCGAGACTGCCGATGCGAACGTGATGCGCCTCGACGCTGACGTTGTCGTCGCAGCCGGGAATGCAGCACGGTTGCTGGCGGATGTAGTCGAGGTAGCGCGTCGAGGGTCGCTCCGCGATCCGGCGCTGTTCAGGATGACGTTGATACGGCATGGGCGGCCTCCTGATGGTTGCTCTCGCAGGCGCGACAGATTTCACGGTTCAGCTGCTCGACCGGGCAGCGAAATTTCCAGCGGCAGAGGTAGCAGCGGATCGCGACCGTGCGCCGGGGCCTGTCGAAGGTTTCCAGTGCGGCATCTTCAGCCACGGCTCTGCAGCGCCTTCCACGCCTGAAACTCCTGATCCAGCCCGTACCAAAGCACGCGCGATGCCTGAAAGCCGGGCTTGTCGAGTTGGCTGCGCGAGGTGACACGGCACAGCGTGCGAACGATCTGCGCCGCCGCCTCATGGTCGTTGACGTCGGGGCTGATCCGTTTTTCCTCCGACAGGAACGCCCAGAACACCGGATCGCTGCAGCGGATGCCTGCCTGCTTGGTCGGGCCGAGATCGCGCCACTGGCTGCGCGCGATGGCGACGTGATCGACCGGCGTCTCATCGTCGTTGATCTCGACCAGCACGCACTGATAGCGCGTGCCCATCGCGGCTTGAGCCAGACGCATCTTCATGTCATTGGGGTGAACGGTGAGGCGCAGTATCCATGAGCCGTCCTGCCGCTGCTGCAGGCCATCCTTTTTGCACTCGAACGCGAGTTTGTTTTCGATTGCTCTTGCCGCCTCGCGGGTCATCGTAAATTCCTTGCCTTGCCATGCCGCGTCCAGCCACGCCCAGCCATTCCGATCCATGCCTTGCTTGAGCCGAGCCAAGCCTTGCGATTTAATCCTCCTCGAACAGATCAGCTTGCTGCGCCTGTGGTATCGGCGTCTTGCGTTTGACCCTTCGCCCGGTGACGTCGGTCTTGAAGTCGGAGCGGCGGATGCCCGCGATCTCGTAGTGAACCGCGCCGATCTGCAGGTGACCGAAGATGCGCGGCTCGTGATCGCTGAAGTACAACGCGCCGATGATCTCTTTGGGGTCGCCGCTCATGTTGCTCCTGTCGGTGGCAGTTTTGCTTTGGCGGTGACGAGGCCCTTCAGTTCGATCACCTCCGCTGGATTGAGATCGAAGTCGCGCCGTGCCTGACGCTCGGGATCGGAGTGCCACCAGCGCAGGATGCCGTCGCGGTCGTCGTCACTGAACTCGGCGATCTTTTTCTTGCAGGCCGCGATGTAGCGCTGCCGCGAAGCCTCCTGCTCATCGACCGGGTTGGCGACGTTGGCTTGCGTCTTGTCGTACAGGGCGAGGCCGAACGTATAGCCAAAGGTTCGGAGCGCCCGCTTCAATGCGTCGGTCTCGGCCTCCTTGATCGCGCTCTCATGCGCCTGACCGAGATCGCGGTCGATGCCGTGACCGGCCCCGACGCCATCGCGCACAAGGGGCCGACCCGGCACCGGGGCTGGAGCGTCAATCGAGACGCGGACCTTGGCGATGTAGGTGACACCCCAGCCGGGATCGCCTTGCTTGCCGACCGTTCGCGCCTTCTCCGAGACGCACTTCAGTTCGACGGTCTCGCTCGACCAGCCGTCGAACCCGAAGATGCGGTTGCATTCGGTGATGACGTGCCACCCCTCGACAAAGCTGACGTTGCGCCCGCCCTGCTCGCGCGTCTTGACGGCATCGCGCGACAGCGGCGCACTCAACTGGTCGATCTGTTCAGGCGAGAATGTTTTCATCGTAGACCCTGCCTTGCCTATCCGCGCCTCGCCAGACCTTGCTCAGTCCTGCATCGCCCCGCCGCGCCATGCCCAGCCGCGAGAACAATCATCAAAAAAATCCCTGCCTAGCCCCGCCGTGCCCTGCCGTGCCCCGCACAGCCCGGCCATGGCTTGCCATGCTCCGCCGCGCCTAGCCCCGCACCGCACCGCCGGGCCATGCCCCGCACAGCACCGCCTCGCCGTGCCAAGCCTACTTCCGCTCCTCCAGCGCATCGACGCGGTCGGCGAGATCGCGCAGGATTTCGTCGTGTCGCGTCAGGCGCTGCATCGAGTGATCGATGGCGCGGCCCATCGCCACCAGCACGCTCTCGACCTGCAGCACATGATTGCGCTCCGGGTCGGTCAGCGCCGCCAGATCGGTGGCGCGCATGATGGCGACGGCGTTCTTCATCTTGCGTCTGCCGCGATCATGGTAGTCGAGCGCCTGCACCTCATGCTCCTGCGGCTTCAGCAGGCGATAGCCAATGCCGCGCACGTTCTGCAGCGAACGCTGCGCCCGCTTCCACAGTTCGCGATTGCAGCGCCCGACCGCCGAGTAGATGTCGTGGCGCACATCGGTCTCTATCATGCTGCCGATAGCGTCGTAGGTGTAGGTCGTGTTCGGCGGGTCGGCGTGAACCGCATCGAACACCACCTGCCACAAGGCGCGGCCATCCGCGCGTTTGGGGGTGAACGGTTTCATTATTGCACCACTGCGTTTTCTTCGGCGGTGGCGCGCGGCTTGACCGCAGTTTTCATCTCGGCGACGACGGCGGTGAAGCGGCCATAACCAATGCGGCGAGCATCCCCGACCCCCTCGATGATGCCCGCCACCTCAACCAGTGCGACGAAGTCGCGCAGGTTCAGGATTTCGGTCATCAACTCCCACTCGCTGACCACCTGCCACTCAGGAAAACGCGGGCGCATCCGGGTGACGACGTTCTTGCCGATCCGCACTGGTGCGCTGTAGCGGAACGCCTCGTTCTCCCACAGCGCGGCGGCCTCGCGCGGCCCCTTGTACACCAGCGGAAATTCCAGCGATGTCGGGATCATCGACCGCTCGACATCCTTGCCGAGCCGTCTGATCTTTGCAGCGTTGGCGATTGTGCGCAGGATGTTCGGCGACGGGATCACCGGGCCGCCGCGACCCATGTACAGCCCGCCATGGAACGATAGCCGCGACACCTCCAGCCGGTCGTCATCGCTCTGCTTCGACCCTTTCGAGGTGATCGCTGCAATGGCCTTCGCAATCGAAAACGTGGGATCGGCCAGCTGCACGTTGTGCATCACCAGCGGACTGGTGCCTTTCATCGTCAGTTGAACTCTCATGTAACCCTCGCTCTGTTGTGGTCGCGGAATTGCGACCTTGCCTTGCCCAGCCTTGCCCCGCCTCACAACGCCTTGCCTCGCCAGTCCATGCCTAGCCTCACTTAGTGACGTAAAGAGATGGCGGCGCGTTCGACAGCACAAAGCCCTCAACTGTGTGCCCGGCTTCGATGGCGGCCTTGATCGCTACGCGGTTCGGCGTGCGCTTAATGTGGCAGAGGTCGTCGGGCAGCGTTTCCGGATCGGCATCACCAATCAGCTTTGGCCCGCCATCGCGCAGCGACAGTGTGACAAATGGCAGTTTGATATGTCTCAGCTGTGCGCTTTCCATCAGGCGAAAGATCAGATCGCGCAGAAAGGTCAGGCGCTGCTCGCGACGTGCAGCGATCTGTTTCAGGTCATCGATGTATTCGGCGAGGCCTGAGATATCCGCCTTGAGCAAGCCGTGGCGGTGGCCGAGATCGCTCAACACCTCGCGCAGGTTGGTTGCGCCATCAAGCGTGTCGAACCGCGCCACCTCGTCGTCAGCGAGGTCTGGATACTGGCGCAGCAACGCTTCGATCTGCAGTCGCAGATGAGCAACATCAAATGGATTTACCATCGGCCCTGTCCAGCATGCGCGAAAGCGCGTCCCTGATGGTTTCGAGTTCGGCATAGGCCGCCCTGATCTCGGCAGGCGTCAGCTTCGACAGCGCCAGCGTGTCCTGCATCATCCGCGTCAGGCGTTGCTGCTGCATCGGCGTGATCTCGGTCTTGGCAAGGATCAGCATGCGCCAGCCCCCCTGCGGATCAGCGTCAGTTCGAGCATCTTCAGATGCAGCACATCGACGTCGTCGGCCAGCAGCGGGTGCTTGGCGATCCGCTTCTCGATCTTGCGGATGGCGTGCTGGACGGTGGAGTGATCGGCCAGACCGACCTTCCTGCCGACGGATGCCATCGACAGGAACGTGTAGCGGTAGGCGAGGTAGCAGAACATCTGCCGGGCATAGGCAACCTCGGCGGCGCGGATGCCGCCGTTCAGTTCGGCAAGATCGACGCAGTAGAACTGGCAGATCGCCGTCTTGATGTCGGCGGTGTGAACACGATGCGCGCGGAAATACTGCCGCACCCGGTCGAGCAGATCGTCGTCGTCGTGGTCAACGGCACGCGCGTGCCCGTTCACCGGCACAAGTGCCGTGCGCTGGATGGCTTCCATCGATTGCCTCGTTAGATCAGGCGACTTTTTCTTCTTCTTGGTTCCACAGCGCGGGAGGCGCAGTGCAACCGCGCTTCTTCAGCGCCTTCGTCATCATGTCGTGGTAGCGTGCCGGGAACGTGCCGCTGCGGCCAATCCAGTGATACACGGTCTTGAGGTCGCGCCCGGTCATCTCGCAGACCGCCTCGATACCGCCGAGCCAGTCAACGACGTCCCGTGCTTTGGTGAAATGCCGCGTTGTCATGTGAACACATCCCCGTCAATCGAGTGTGTGAGCGCAAACTAAATCCCTTCGCAAAATTTCCGCAACCCCAAGAACTCAGAAAATTCGAACCATCAGTTGAGCAGTGCAGCGCGTCGAAACCGCGAGGCGAAAATCAAATTCATTTTGTGCCGATGTTTGCTGCACAAGTCGATTTTGACGCTCAAAATGAGCGTGATGCATTTTCTGAATTACTCAGCATTGCTGTTCCCAGCGACGAGGAATACCGTTATCGCCGTCTCACCACAGCGAGGGGTTGTCCATGAACATCCAGCACGCGCCGCAGCGGTCCACGCACGAACTCAAGAAGGCCTTGAACGAAATCGACGCAGCCATCGGCGAGAGCAAGGGGCTTGCCAATCGTCACAGCGAGAACAACCGCAGCGCCATCACCGCCTGCGTCGATGGGCTGGTCACCAATCAGTCCGAGAAGGTCGAGGCGCTGCGCAAGATGCTCGATGTGATCCAGCAACGCGCGCTGCAGAGTGCGGCCAAGGCGAAGGCGGCACTTGAGGAACACATCGCCATCACCGACCGCATCGATGACCAAATCCATTATCTGCAGGATGCCGTCGCCGATCTGATGGAGCAGACCAGTGCCACTCAGGCTTGATCGCGATTTTGTCATCGTGATCTGCGATCACAAGGACGGGCCGTTCATCCCCGAAGTGCAAGACCTTGGTCGCGCCTGTGCCGAGATGGTCAGGCGAGACATCGCCGACTGCCAGTACACCGATGTGCTGGCGGTCATCGAGTTTAATCCGAAAGAGTTCACCGCCCGCGAGGTGACCTATGACTACCAAGAAACAATCAACGAAGCCCGCGCCCTCCTTGAGCGATGTCGTGCAGGCCGCCCTGACATCGACTAACTACCACGACGAAACCGGCGTGGTGCCGGTCAATGTGGTCGATGCCATGATGGCGATTGCCAATGCGATCCACCGGCTGGCGGCGAGCCATGAGGCGATGGCCGCGCGCGGTGACAGGATCAGCACCCAGTTGCAGGAAGCGATACGGCAGCAACTCGCCGAAGATGGATCGGGCCACGCCTGATGCTGACGCTCGACACATGGCGGCGTGACGTGAACCGGCATCTCGATCTGATCGCCGCCGGGGCCGCCATGTGCGCGAGGCATTGCGAACAGCTGCCGGTCAGGCCGGGCTTCCAGACCTATGCGGAGGACGACATGATCATCTGCGAGAGCGCGCTGCGCGAGGCGCTGGTGCGCGTTCAGTTCGCGCGGGCGTTCTATGCCAGCCTGCCGGTGGACGAATAATGCAGCCAGATCAGCGGGCTAAGGCCCTATTCTGAGTTATTGCGAAATTAACGACTATCCCCTAAAATCGGGAGTGATTTGGCGGTGCGTAGAGGTAGGCGAACCACTGTCATAATCAGGCCGGACGATCCCTCCGATCCGCGCAGCTTGAGCCACCCAGACAACCGGGAAAAATGGCTCGAATTTGCGAGAGAGGTCGGACGGATGGAAGCCCGAGAAGAATTGCGAGCCGCAAGGGGAACACATGAGCAGGAACGAAAAATCGAAGGTCGTGGCGCTGTACGCCAGATATTCAAGCGACGTGCAAAAGGACACTTCGATTGAGGATCAGTTCTCGCAGCTGGAGCGAGCAGCGAAGCGACTGGGGTTGAAGATCGACAAGCGCCACTACTACTCCGACAGAGCCGTCTCGGCCACATCGTTGTTCGAGCGCCCCGGCCTGACGCGCGACCTGCTCGCCGCCGCTTCTCGCAAGGAATTTAACGGCGTGCTTGTTGAGGCGACTGACCGCCTCTCGCGAAATCAGGCCGATCTGTTCTGGCTGTCTGACCGCTTCAAGTTTCACAACGTTCTGCTGTTCACGCCGAACGGCGAAGTGTCCGACATGCAACTGACCTTCGACAGTCACAGCAATGCCGACTTCATCAAGAAGCTGGCGCTGCGTGTGAAGCGCGGCCATGACACCATGACGCGCGAGGGCAAGGTGGCTGGCGGCCTTTGCTACGGATACGATCTCGTCCCCGGCCAGAGCGGCACCCGCGTCATCAACGAACGCGAGGCTGTCGTTGTTCGGCGCATCTTTACCGAATATGCCAATGGCATCACGCCTCGCAAAATTGTCGCAGGCCTGCACCGTGACGGCATCCCATCACCCACTGGCGCAGCCGTCTGGAACTATCAGGGCATCGTCGGTGGAGACGGCACCGCCACGGGCACCGGCCTTCTTCACCGCGAACTCTATCGCGGCAAGATCGTTCGCAACCGCTTTCGGAAGGTCAAAAATCCAGAGAACGGGAAGTACATCAATCGCAAGGCCGATGAGCATGACCTGATCGAGGTTGATGCTCCACATCTCAGGATTATAGATGATACGCTCTGGCAGCGCGCCCACGCGGTGCGCCTGCAGCGCAAGCAGCAGATGCATCCGGCGGGCTTTAAGATGAAGCCAACCACACCCCTCAGTCAGCTTTTCCTCATGGGCGCGCTCCGGTGTGCTTCCTGCCACGGGGTAATGACGAAAGTCTCCACGACAAGGGGCGGGCGGGTTGCATGCTCGAATGCCAACTACCGGAACAGTTGCGATCACGTCAGGAGTTATGACCTGCAGTCGATCTCCGATGAGGTGATCAAGCGACTGGAGAGCGACCACATCGACAATGAGTGGCTCAAGGAGAAGGCCAAGGCCAAGGCGCAAGAATACGCGAAACAGCGCAAGGAGGAGAACACTGAACGGCAGGCCGCTCAGGCCAAGCTGGATCGTCTCAATCTTCAGATCGCCCGGCTGGTGGATGTCCTCGCGGATGGCGACATGCCGGGGGCTGAGATCAAGACCAAGATCAAGGCCAAGGAGGCTGAACGGGTCGCACTGGTCGAGCATCTGCGCCTGCTTGGCCCCGAGAAGAACGTCATTGAACTGGGTAGGTCCATATCGGCGTTCGCCGAAAGCGCCAAGGCCCTTGCCGTGCTGCTCCGCGCCGACCCGAATTGTCCGACAAACCGACAGACCTTCGCCAACATGATCTTCAGCATCGAGGTCTATCCGGTCGCCAAAAAGCAACCCTACGATCTGCAGATGAACGCCCGGATATCGGCGATACAAGGCGTCAACGTGAAGCCACACCAGCGGACCCACCAAGAAATCGTTGCCGCAGAAGGCGTTAGGAAGTTCGGTCCCGGCAACAACGTTACCTCGTCATTGTCGGGACCGAACAATCAAGACGGTATCATTTCGCTTGGGCGTTGGCGCGCAGCGGCGTGATCTGCAACAGGATTGTGCAACAGAAACCCCGCCCATCGAGGCGGGGTTTTTCTTTTGATCTGGATCAACAAGTCAGAAGGCTGTCACACGCTACGCTGACCGAATTGCGTCCACATGCTCTTTAATCAGCAACTCCCGTGACGCCATGAAACTACCGATCCCCATCGCCCTCGCGGCAGAGCGCCGCGCGCTTGCGCGCCTGTTCATCGACCTGTCGCTCGCCTTCCGTGGCACCATCCCGAACAACAAGAAGCCCGCCATGGAGCCAGACGCCGACCGCACGCTGATCGCCGTCGCCGTCATGCTGGGGCATGCAGGCGGCCACGCCATGAACGAGACCGAGATCGCCACCTGCGTCCAGATGCCCCGCCAGTCCGTGCATCGCCGACTGCAGACGCTGGTCGAGAGCGGCCTGATCGTGCGCCTCGCGGGACGCTACTATCTCGAACCGGGGCGCGCGTTGAACGTGCCGCACAAGGACACGTTCGACCTGCCGCTCGCGCAGGCGTTCGAGGTGCTGGGGCCGTACCTGCTCAATCTGGGCGTCTGAACTTTCGAGAAAGAAAAATCCTGCCCTGTTCAGACCGGCGCGCCGGTATTATTCAGTGCGGCGGCTTTTCTTTCTCGGTCTCCTGAACCCGATGGAGGCACCGTCACTCGCAAACCACATCCCCGCCTGCTCGAACGCCAGTCGGATGGCGCGCAAGTTGTTGCCGTGAGGGACGCGCTTGCCCACCTCGTAGTTACGGATCGTGGATGTCGATACGCCAGCCTTGGCGGCTAACTCGGCCTGCGACCAACTGAGCCACGCCCGTGCTGCTCTGCACTGCTCGGGAAACATGGCGGCCTTATGCGGATAGGTTGCAGTCTTGTCAAAGAACAACCTTTTAGCGCAGGTTTCGCTTTAACCGGCATCTGCCTTCTTTTGCACCACATTACCCCAAAAGAATTGCATGTTCTGAATTATTCAGCCACGTTGCACAGTTGTGCAACAGCAAGGGGACCACCAATGCCTAAGCCACCACCTGTCGAGTATTTCGAGTGCGTCTGCCGGATGCCGGTTCTCACCGCAGGCCCGATCATGGCGATGCTGACCAAGATCGAGGGCCTCGACGTCTCAGCGCCGCGACTGGTCAGCGAGGTCAGGGCGTTCAGCAAGAACACCAGACCGCAGGTTGGCTCGCGCGAGTTTCTCGCCGAGTGGATCAAGGAGCATCCGACCTTCAAGGCCATCGAAGTGGTGCGCGCTCTCAGGGAGGCTGGTCACGGCAATGGCAGCGCTGCCTACCACGCGATCACCTCGCTGATCAATGAAGGCGTCCTGAAGAAACTCTCCGTCGGCGAATACTCGCGCGCCGACGTCAAGCACCTGCCCGCGCCGAAGAAGGCGAAGAAGCAGGTGCAGGTGCGCCGTGATGTTGATCACCCAACCTTCCTGCTGCGCGCCGCCAGCCGCAACCACGGCAGGTTCAACACATCGTGGATGAAGGCGCAGTTCGAGAAGGATAAGCGCACGCCCGGCAACGTCTCACCGACCATTGCCAAGCTGATCAAGCTGAGACAGATCAAGCGCGTCGGCGACAGCGAGTATGTGCTGATGTCGAAGGCAGCCTCGCCAAAAAAAGCTGAACCGAAAACCAACGGTGTCGCTGTAGCCACCGCAGCGGAGGCATGAGCGCATGGCTGCGATCAGAGGATGGATCAAGCGTGCGCAGCGTCAGATCGATCACGACCCGGAAATCGACCGCATGAAAACCCTGTGGCGCGACGAGCATCTCAAGGAGAGCGACTTTGCGGTGCTGGCCGGATTGAGCGTGGGGACGGTACATAAGATGTTCAGCGGCGAGACCAAGCGGCCCCAGCACCTGACCTATCGCAAGATGGCGACGGCGATGGGCTACACCTATACGCTGACGCGCGATCTGGTGCCGAACTACGAGGTCGAGGTGGTGAAGGCGCGCGAGGAGTTTCGGGATTATCGCAAGGCGCTGGAGGCAGAACGCCTCGAGGCCAACAAGAAGAACGGCAAGAAAAAATGAACATCCACAAAACCAGAGGCGTCAAGGACATCGACAAGCAGTTCGGGGTCCGCATCCGCACCCTGCGCGCCCAGCAGGGCATCAGTCAGGACAGCCTTGCGCAGGCGGTGGGCGTCTCGTTTCAGCAGATACAGAAGTATGAGAAGGGCAGCAACCGCGTCTCGCTGGCGCGGGCGGTGCAGCTGGCGGCGGAACTGCACACCAGCGTCAACGAACTGATCGGCGCTGACGACAAGGCGCTGGCCTCCACCTCCTTCAACCACGCCACCTTCAAGCTGGCGCAGTCGCTGGAGCGGCTGCACGACCTGTCGCCGCCGCTGGCACTCGAATATCGCCGGTCGATTGACACGGTGTGCAGCGTGCTGGAGGCTAAGGAGGGCAAGAAAAAAAGGAAGCGCTGATGCTCAACGCCGCCATCCGAGACATCCCACGCCCGCCGCGTCTCGCGCGGCGGCCCGTCAACGAACGCGGCTTCCCGGTGCCGTGGTTCGTCAGCTTCATTGGCGGCAAGTGGGATTTCGTCAACCTCGACCCGCGCAAGATCGGCGAGGCCTACAACCGGAAAATCTGCTGGCTGTGCGGCGAGCCGCTCGGCACCTTCAAGGCCTTCGCCATCGGCCCGATGTGTTCGATCAACCGGGTGTCGAGCGAGCCGCCCGCGCACGCCGACTGCGCCGAGTATGCGGTGAAGGCCTGCCCGTTCCTCGCAAGACCGAATGCCAAGCGCAACGAGAAGGCGGCGATGGCTGGCGACGAGCATGTGCCGGGCATCATGATCCAGCATAACCCCGGCGCGGTGCTGGTCTGGGTCACCAAGACCTTCAAGCCAATGCGCGACCCCAAGGGCGGCGTGCTGTTCGCACTGGGTGAGCCGACGTCGGTCAGCTGGTGGGCCGAAGGCCGCAAGGCCACGCGCGCCGAGATCGACGCATCCATCGAGAAGGGTCTGCCCTACCTGCGCCGGGTCGCCGCTGCCGAGAACGCAATGCCTGATCTCGAACGCGAGATCGAGCGCGCCAAGAAACTGCTGCCAGCGGAGTGAGCCATGTACTACGTCCTGCGCAAGATCAGCCCGCCCGGCAAGTCGGCTCTCGCCAGTGAAGCCACCGCGCTGGCGCTTCTGATCGCCACCACCCAGAACGCCGTCGTTGAGGGCGACTATCTCGAATGGTCCGATCCCGACGCCAAGCGCGGCATGGGCGATGACCGCTGGACACCCGATCTCGCCAAGGCGAAACGGTTTCCGGATTTCACGGCGGCCATGAATTGCTGGAAGGCGCAGTCGCGCGTTCGCCCGATCCGCGACGACGGCAAGCCCAACCGCCCCCTCACCGCCTACAGCGTCATGCCGCAGAGGATCGATGAATGAGCGACGTACTGTTCCCCGAAGGCGAGCAGGTCTGCCCCGACTGCGGCGGCTTCATCTTCCGGCCCGGCCCGCGTGGTGGGGCATCGCAGAACATCGAGTGCGTTCAGTGCGGCTCGCGCTTCAATGTGTTGCGATGGTCGCCAAGGCCTGATGGTCCGGTCTGGATTGCTTGGGCGCAGCGCATCCCCTCCGAGAAGGACGGCGGCGGCGCGTGGCGCGAGGATATGTTTCCACGGGTGCTGGAATGAATGAGGACGACTGGGATCGACTGTCGTTTATCGAGCGGCTCCATCACATCGTTGAACATGCCGCCCGCATCTATGTGCGAGTCGAGATCAACGGGCGCTGGCGAAGCGTGTCGCTGATTGAACTGTCAGACGAGAAGCTGCGCGATGAACTATACCGGCTGGCAAAGCGCCATGCGCCGCCGACGAGGTTAAAGCAATGAGCGTGCATCTGGAGAAGCTGGTGCGCGAGTGGCGCGATGCGCAGCGCGAGATCGACCGCACGCCGGTCGAGGAGCGCAAGAACAATCTCGGCCCGCTGCACCGTCTGATCGCCGCGCACAACGCGCTGCTGAAATACGCCAACGAGGAGATGGGGGACTGATATGGCCGTGCTGATCGTCAGTGAAGAAGAACGCAAGCGTGCCGCCGAGATCATCGCCGAAGCCAAGGCACACCCGGTGCTGTTCGAGACCATCAGGCACGGTGTGGTCGATGACACGCCGCTGCTGAGACTGAAGGATCGCAAGCCCGGCATCGAGCGGCCCCGATCCGCACACATGATGTTCCCCGGTGGTTACCGCGCCGCCTTCTCCATCGAGCAACAACCCGCAGGTCTCTGCACGCATCTGTCGATCTCGGTCGAGGGCCGCCAGCGCAAGGGCATGATGCCGTCGGTCGAAGCGGTCAAGGTGATCTGCGAGGTGTTCGGCGTGCCGTTCCCGCCCGACAAGAGCTGGAACGAGGAGTTCGAGCCGGGCGAGTACGCCATCAACCTGCTGTCGCTCTACGCGCCGACGAAGGAAGGCAACACATGAGTTGGGGACCGGGCAAGTACGACACTCTCTGCACGATGGTGCGTGAGCAGACCGGCGCGTCCAGCGTGCTGCTCGTCGTCCTCGACGGCGTCAATGGCAATGGTTTCTCCTGCCAGACCGATCTCGCAGGCACGCTGGCGCTGCCCGATCTGCTGGAGATGGTCGCCAAGCAAATCCGCGAACACGGGATCGCAGGGACAGCGTGATGGTCAAACAACCGCCTGACGACTGGAAGCGTGAACACGGCTACATACAGGGCGCGGTCACCAAAATTTTCACCGTGGCGCACGTCAAGCCCGATCTGGCACAGGCGTGGCTGCAGCACCTGCGCGACTTCGACACCGCGCACCCCGGCTGTCATTTCGAGGTGTTCGCCGACACGCCGAACATCGAGATGGCGGAAGTGGTGCGGCTGTTGCAGGTGAAGCCGGGGCTGACGTTCGAGAAATTTTTCGGGCTGCCGAAGGAACCGAAATGACCGAAGACATGAACACCATCTGCCCGTGGTGCGGGTACCACCACAACGCCGTCAGCGCAGTGAGGACCGACATCGATATCCCCGACGACGGCGACACCACGCTGTGCTTCAACTGTGGTAGCTGGTGCATCTTCGACAGCAGCCTCGACGGCGGCTTGCGCAAGCCGACACTGGCAGAGCGCGACAGCATCAATCACGACGACGATCTGGTCAAACTGGGCAATGCGTGGAAGACCGTAAAGCGGCAGTGAAAAATAATTTGAGGCCTGTGCCGCAGGCACTTCTGCAATGTGATGTCGCAATATCAGACGCGCTCGCTCTGCGTTTTCCGTGTCAACAGATTTTTGTCGCAGCATTTTTTGCCAACAGTGCAGCACCTCACGCGGCGAAAACCGCAAAGCGCGCGATTTGGCGGAAGTCGATTTGCTACGCTGTTGAAGTAGGCAGCAAAAAGCCCCCGCATCCGGTGAGGGATGCGGGGGCCGGGTCTACAAAGCAATGAACTGTTTTCAGCAATCAGAGGACTATAGCATGGCCAAGAAAACGATGACACTGGAACACATCGACTACTCGATCTCGCGCTGGAAAACGCGGCTCAAGCGGGCGATGACGGCAATCGACAAGCTGGAGAAGCAGCGCAAGCGGATCGTGAAGGCGCGGGCCGATCTGGCGGTCGCGCCGCCATTGGCGAAGGCAGTGGAGCGGGGGTTGCAGGCAGGTGTGCAACCGTTACCACCGGCTCCACGCGCGCCGGTCCCGCCAAAGATCGATGACGACATCCCGGCGTTCCTGCGGCGGCAGGACAACACCTCGCCGGTCGCCGACGAGATCAGGGCGCAGCGGGCCGAGATCAAGAAGGCCAAGGCGCGCGGTCGCATTGCCACCATGAAGGCGAAGCAGTCAGGCGAGACGCGCAAGATGCCGCTGACCGGCAAAGCCGCGCTCGCCGCGATCCGGGGTCAGTGAAGGCCGGTGACCCGGCCAAGGCCGCCGATCAACTCCGACGCGATCCAGAACGCAATCGCCATCGGCAGCAGACCCCACGGGCCTGCTGCCGGAATACGCATCGAGACGCAGGCCAGCACGAACGCGAACACCAACAGGATGAGACCGATATTCTGCATGGCTACCTCCTCACCTCGCAGCGCGATATCTGCACCATCGTGCGCGCCGCATTCTTGCAGGCGATCTCGGCCACCGCCACGGCGAGATCGGCGCGGGTCGCGCGCTCATCGAGCAGCGCCCGCAGCCCATTGTCGTCGGTGGTCACGCATCCCGCCAGCGGCAGGATGATCAGAACAATCTTCCACATCACTTGCCCTCCAGTAGTTGTCGCACCGCATCGCAACTCTCCACCGCCGAGACGAACTTGCCGTCGGCGAGGCCAACCCGGCAGCGCACGCTCTTGGTCAGCAGCTTGTTGCCCTGTTCGGTCGCCGCATGCAGGCTCGTCACCATCTCCGGGTTGATCGTTACCTCGCGCCCATCTACCGTGTGCAGGATGATCAGGATGAGGGCGAGGTCGATCACTTGGCTTCCAGTGCGACGATCTTGGCGCTCAGTTCTTTCACCGCGTTAACCAGCGCGTAAATCAATGGCGTGGTGTCAACCACCCGGAGATCGTCGATGGCCTCACCGTCGATGTACCCGCTGCGCGTGGTGACCATGCCGGGGAATATCGCCTCGATCTCTTGCGCAATTAGGCCGATGAACTCGGTGCCCTTGCTGGCAGGGTCGTAGTTAGGTGAGGAAGGATATGGCGCGGCGTTGATCTTGGGTGCCGCCTCGCCTTCGGCAGGCGGAACGAGCGGCATAGATACGTCTGAGGTCGGCGTGTCGTTGCCCTTGTAGGTGAAGCGACGTGGAGCCAGTTGCGTAATGGCGTCGAGACCCGGCGTGTAATCGCCGATGACCGTCTTGATCCGCTCATCGCTGGGTGCCGTCCATGACCCGCCGCCGGGTTTGTAGGCAGTGCCGGTCGAAACATTGAGGTTGCCGCTGATGTCGATGAAGAGGCCAAGACCTCCCGCAGCCACATTGGCGAGGGTGAACACGCCGCTAGCCAACCCGTGAAACATTTGAGTGCCAACGCCACCAGAAGTATTCTGAAACTGCAAGGTAGGTGTGGCTACGTCCCGAATGTAGTGATTGGGGCTAATTAGATTACCGCCAGCCAGATTGAAGTTGGTGCCGTCGTAGCCCAGAGACTTGGTGCTAGAGCCAAAGAAGTAATATCCGGTCGTCGCGCTGCGGGCCGCGCAGATGTCTCCTGTGATCAGACCGCTCGCAAGCGGACCAACATACAGCGGCCCACCAGTTAGGTTGTAGCTGGTGCCGTCGTAACTCAGCGACTTGGTGCCGCTGTTGCCGAACTGAAATGTGCCGGTGGTGGGCGCAGTCACCGACCACACAGCCGCATTGGCGGCGACAGCCTTATTGAAGGTCGCAACGCCGCTGTTGCGGGCAATGGACAATATGTTATCAACAAGGCCCCCGGCATCGGTGTAGCGTTGAATGACAAAGTCGCTGCCTACGTTGCTGCCGCCTTCGGCTACTTGGTCGCCGAGAACCACCATCCAGCGAGTTGTCCCATTGAGCGTACCAACGAGGCTGTTGACCTGACCGCTAACGGCCTTGTCCATGAACAAGGCGGGGTTCGCCTTGCCGATCCGAAGATCGCCCGTCATGGTGTCGCCCGCCACATTGACGTAGCGCGCGTCGGTGTCGGTCAGCGATCCCGGCCCCTGCAGCCACGTTCCGCTCCAGACGCCCGCGACCTTCTGCTGCACATACAGGATGCCCGTGGTCTGGTCGCGCGCCTCGATGGTGGCGTAGCTGCCGTCGGCGTTCTCGTAGTAGATGCCCGCGAAGCGGTTGGCGGTGGGTGCGCCGGTCGCGCCTGCGGCAGAGTAGAATGAGCCGTTGACCCAAGGCGCGCTGCTGTAGTTGGTGATGATCTGCTTGGCGATCTCGCCGCCAAGGTTCTGCATCGCCTGCAGTGCGTTGTTCGCCCCCGTGCCACCGGCCACGATGGGGCGCGGCAGGTTGAGGTCTTGCTCGATGTCGGCGACGTAGGCGTTGTATTTGCTGCTCTCAATCGTCGTGTCGGGCACGGCATCGGTGCCGGGCGGGCGGTGATACACCCCTGATCCATCGCGACCCATTTTATTCCTCCGGTATCTTGGCTGCACGCTTCGCTTTTTTCGCGGCGTTGCGTCTGCGCATTTTTGCGTTGTGACACTCTCGACACCGTCTCCAGCCTTCCGCTGTAATGAGAGTGTTCTCTGCCGTATACTTATGGCCCCTACCGCAATGGTCTTGCTGCCGCATCTTCGCAGCAAAAGCCTGCCCGCCGAGTGCCAACCCTGACAGGTCAGGCCGCCGCTCCGCTGACAGCACCTCTGCCATCGACAATCCCTTCCTCGCTCGCGCGGCAATCGTCTCCCTGTTGACACCCGACTGCTTCGCCAAATCCATCAATCGATACTGCTCACCCTCGATCTCGACAAAGACCGCGTTCCTGCGATTGCGCTGCTGCTCTGCGCGCGTAGCCCAGCACACATTGCCCGGCGCGTAGTCGCCGTCATTGTCCTTGCGCTCGATGGTCAGGCCCGGCGGTCGCTCGCCTACATCGTCGAAAAACTCATCGAGTGACGAATACCGAACAGCAATGCCGCGACCACCGTAGTCCTTCCACTGCGGATTGTTCGGGTTGCTGCAGCGTTGTCGCATGCCAAACCATGTATTGATGACGCTCTCCACACCGTCGCGCGGCATCAGGGTTTCTCCTCAACCGAAGAAGGCGTGTCGATGATCACGCGACGAAGTTCGTCGGGCGCAAGCGGCACGCCCGTCGGCATTGTCGCTATCGGTCGCGTCGAGGCCCTCGACAGGATGTCGTAGGGTGTGACCAGCGCTGACGGATTGGGGACGACATCTGAGCCGGGGAGTTCTTCCCTGAACAGCGGCGAGCGCTGCCGGATCGTGGATCGCGCGGCCTCCAGTGCCTCCTTGGTGCCGGTACCTGCGGATCGCTTCAGCGCAGCGCCGATGGCGGGGCCTATCGGTGCCATCAGCCACGACAGGTCGCCCATGCCCGCGAGATGTCCTGCGCCGACGCCAGCGGCGCTGGAGATGTGTGCACCGAGGCCACCGCCACCGCCGAGGAAGTTGCCGAGGTAGCGCTTGACGTTGTTGGCGGTGTCACCCTCGGGGACCGCGCGCAACATCTCCTTCTCTTCGCCCGTGTAGCCCTTTACTTTTTTAGCGTTGAGGATAGCGGTCGCAATTCGAGATCGAATGGAGGCGTCCTCGTTAAGTCCGGAATTGACCGACTTGGCTCGCAGGGTGGCAGCGTCCTGAATGGCTGCGAGGTCAGCATCTCGACTTCCGGCGGCGTAGTTGGCTCGGCCTCGGGCGTAGAGTTGCGGGCCGTACTCGGCGAGGAAGGCAGGGCTTCCAGCCAAAAAAGCCTCCTTAGGAGGCTTCTCAATGAAGTCGTTGAGAACTCGGAAGGCCGCCGAGACGCCCTTCTGATGCTCGCTCGGTTTGCCGAAGAGGCTGGCGAGGTTTTCCCTGACGGCGATGAGATTGGCTGGACTGAACTCGGTGGTCGCACTGGGGTCGTTGCTCTTGGGGGCGTAGTTACGGAGTGCTCTGATCGCGGCATACAGTTCCCTTGAGTTCGGCGGCAGCACGCCCTTCTCAAGGGCGGCCTGCTCCATCTGCGTGGCAAGCTGGTTGCCAATGTACGCCGGATCGTAGGGGATCGCCATATTCTTGAACTGCTCGATCTGCGTCGCGCCCCTCTTGATCAGATCGGGGCCTGACGGTGTCGCCAGCGACAGATCGACGTTGCGCCCAACGCCGGGGATCGCCTTGTCGCCCGAACGGATCGCCGGGTTGATGTTGGGGCCAAAGGTAGCTGCCATGTTCAGAATGTCGCCCATGATCGGCGAGGTCTGCGCACGGGTCACTACACTCGGATCGAACGTGCGCGGCATCGGCGTCTCGCCGCTGTAGACGCGCCCCGGCAATGTCGCCGCCTGCTTCACCGACGCGAGCGGACCCGCGCCCAGCGGGTCGAAGTAGACCCTGCCGTCGCTGTCGCGCGAGAACGGCAGCAGGCCGCCGTGATAGACCGCCGATCCCTCGGGCTTGTAGTTGCTGTTGCCGGTCGGCGGCAGGTCGGCAGCGAAACCTTGCGGCGCTGCCGGTTGCTTCTGGGCGTTATACCAAGTCCACTCCTCCGACCCCGGCGGATAGGGGTTGGCGGCGGGCGCAGCAGGGCGGTCAGCCGCATCCTTCAGCGCCCGCTCTTCCGCGAAGATGTCAACCGGGTCTGCCATCTACTGCATCCCTTTGCGCCGACGCGCCCGCGCGATCTCAAGGTCAGCCGAACCGGGACCGAACTCCTTGTCGAACGCCGCGCGTGCGTTGTAGTCGTTTTCGTTCTTCAACAGCTTGCTGATCCACGCATTGGCGACATTCTCGCGTTCGTGGATCGGGTCGAACTTCACGTCATAGAAGCCTTCGACGCCGAGACCCTTCAGGTAGCGGTCCTTGAGGTCTTCGTACTGATTAATCCGCTTGTGGACATCGCTCATCTGCACATCGACCAGTTTGCGCATCGCGGCGCGCTGGAGCGAGATGTCGCCGCCGATCATGCCCAGCGCGATCTGCTGATCCGCGTTGGTGACGCGCGTGTCGCCGGGCTGCAGATTGTTCAGCGCGTTGGCTATCGTTGACTTGATCGCGGCCTGATAGGTTTGCGTTCGCGCCGCGATCTCGTCGGCGGAAGCGTTGCCCATGTAGGCCTTCAACCGCTCGATGTTGAGCCTCAACTCGCCGCCCGCACCGGTCACCAAACCCTTGTTGATGGCGTCGCTCGCCAGCCGCAGTTGCTGCATGGCATAGCTGTCCTTCTCCGCCGTGGTCTTCAGCGCGTCGAACTTCTTCAGCGCCGCGTCGGCAGGCAGGCCTGTGCGCCGGGTCAACTCCGCGCCGCCCTGCGCGGTCAACGCCTTTGCCTGCGCCTCAACCGTCTCGGCGTTCGTCCTGCCGAGACCGCGCTGGCTGGCGTACCACTGCTCCAGTGACTGGTTGTGCTGGTTCAACTGGCTTTCATAGGTGCGGTCCACAAGGGCCTGTCGCTTGGCGCGCTCGGCGGCCAGCAGCGCCGCCTGCTCCTTGTAGTAAGTCTGCAACTCGACGCTCGGCGTGCGCAGCGCCTTCTGCTCATACTCGACCTGACGCGGGTCTTTCGGCACCGGGTCGGGTTGCACGGGCGGCGTCGGCTTCTGATAGACGCCCGGCGATTGCCTCGGCAGGTCCGGTTGCGCCGTCATCGGCTGTGGCAGCGTCATCGCCTGCGCCACCTGCGCGCCCGGCGTCACCACCTGCGGCGGCCTGATGTCGGTCTGGATGGCGCGGTTGCCTGCGGCTTCAGGTGGGCCACCAAGAGCCGCCGACGAGAAGGGCAAGTTGGTCGGGGGTGTAGGTGCCCCCGCCTGCGTAGGGTTTAATTGCGACACCTCCGGGCCGTTCAGGGCAGCACTTCCGTTGGTGAGCAGACTGGCGATGCGGTCCACAGCCGGGCGCGGCGCGGCGTTCGCGGCCACCGGGCTGATGCCGGTGACCGGCGGCGCATCGCTTGCGGTGGCGGTTGGGGCCTGCGCAGTCGGCCTGTAGCTGTAGGCGTCGGGCGCGGGGGACAATTGCGCCACCATGCTCTGCGGGATCGAGGCCTGCGCGGTCGAGGGATCAGGGAATACCGAGGCGGTCTTTGTGTCCTCGACCTGCGGCTCGTCGGCGACCTTGGCCGCAGGCTCGGCCTCGGCTCGGGGCTTGGCCTGATCCGCGTCCTTGGTTTGGCTAACGGCTTTTTCGTAGGCCGCCTGCTGGGCCAGCAACTGCCGCTGCATGCCCATCTCGCCAAGGCTGTCGCCAATCGCGGCGAGGCCCTCGCCGAAAGTTTTCGGGTAGGCCCGCTTCTTGGTCATCATCTCCAGCGCGAGACGCTGGCGCAGCGCTTGCGCCGCGCTGCTGGTCGGATCACCGGCAGGCGCATTGGCGTTGAAGATATTCAACCAGTCACCCATCACGCACCTCCCGTCAGAAGTTGAAGCCGCCGCTGCCGCTCGGCGGCCTCCTGCTCGGCCTGTTGCTGAAGCACCGCCGGATCGACCTGCGGCGCTTGTGCCTGCTGCGCTTGTGCGGCCTGCTGTTGCGCCAGCATCCTCTGCTGCGCAGCGGCGCGCTGCTGCATCATCTGCATGGCGATGCGCTTGCGCATTTCGAGTTGCTGATATCCGAGTGCCGCCACCTGCTGCGGCACGACCACGCCCTGTGCCATCACGCTGCCCTCAAGATCGATCCCATCACCTGACCTTCATCGAGATACTTCCTGCCGCCGATGTTGGCGACGGCACCCGGATCGACGCGCTCGACATCCTGCGCCATCGGCCCGATGTGGCGGATCGAGGCCGGGTCGTCCTTGTAGCTGTACTGGTAGATCGGCAGCTTCTTGTCGCCGTTGCGGCTCGCCGCGAACACGGTGCCGATGCGGTCGATGTCTTCCTTCTCGCGGCGGTCGGAGAGTTTCAGCGCGCCCGCGCCGAGACCGAGAATGCCGCCCATCACCGAGTTCCAGCTGCCCAGCTGGGTGTTGTAGTTGCTCTGCTGCTGGTTGAAGTTCTGGTTGATCAGGCCCGCCACGTCGGTTGTGGGTATCTGCGACTGCGGCGCGTTGATGAAGTTCGGCTGGCTCACCTGCGAGCCGGAAAGCAGCGCGGTGATCTCGTTGATCGGCTGGTTGCGGCGCGCGTACTGCTCCTGCATGTACTGATTGCGCGCGGCCTGACTGGCGTTGAAGCCCGCCTGTGCCTGCTGCACCTGCTGCGCCAGTGCCTGATTGCGGAACGACGCCGCCGCCGCGTTCTGCTGGTACTGCTGCAGCTGCGCCTGATTGGCGAAGCCGCCCGCGCCGAGTTGCTGCTCGAAGCCCTGCTGCTGCGCTTGGTTCTGAAAGGCGGCGAGCGCGCCCGCCTCCTGCGTCATGCGCTGCTGCTCTTGGCCCGCCTGCGAGATCGCGCCATAGCGCGCGTCGTTGGCTTGACGCGAGTAGTTCATCATCGCGTCGTTGTAGGCTTGGCTACCGTAGCGGATACCCTGATCGGCGAGGCTCTGCGTCAGTTGGTCCTTCTCGATGGCGAGTTGCGGGTTCATGCGCGCCATCAGGCTGTCTTCGACGCGCTGGCGATCCGCCGAGAAATTATCCGCAGGGCCGTAGGTCTTGGTGATGTCGCCAACAGGTCCGATACCGGACTGGATCGGGCCGCCGCTGGCGTAGTCTGTCGTCGCTCCCGGCACGCCCGTGATGTTGCCAGCGTTGCCCGCCGTCGGCGCGCCAGAGGTGTCCATCTCGCTGCCCAGCAGACCTGCAATGCGGCCAGACTGCGCGTTCGCCATGCCCGCCAGATTATACTGCGCGCCCTCGGTCTGCCCCTGAATGGCCTGCTGCGTCGGCGACAGCGTTTGGGTCGCGGTGAAGCGCGGGATGGTGTAGGTCGAGTTTGTCGTCGGGTCGGTCCATGAGTAGTTGCCGGTCTGGTTATAGTCGAGCGAGCCGGTCGGCGTGACTTGGTTGACGTTGTTCAGGAAGGCGTTGGCGACCGCCGTGTTGACGTTGGTCGCCGTGCCAGCCGCCGCCGTTCGGTTGGGGTCGGGAGGGGTTGGCGCATCGGGCTTACCCACGGTTGTACTCCTTTATCAATACGACTGTGGCGGCATTGGCGCTGCCGACGGCATCTGTTGCTGTGGCATCGTTCCCGGCATCGCTGGCGCGCCCATCGGTGCTGCCGGTTGCTGCATCGGCACCGTCGGCATCTGCGGCATCGTGCCCGGCATTGGTGCGGGCGGCATCGCGCCCGACGTCGGCGAGGCTCCCGGCATCTGCACCGGCATCTGCGGCATCGACTGCGTCGGCATCGCCTGCACCTGCGGGCGCGGCGGCGGGGCCTGCACATTCATCATCGCCTGCACAATCGAGTTGCGCTGACCGTTGGCGGCGGGACTGAGGTACGGCATGGCGGCCTTTCTTTTACTTGACTATGACCCGGCAAGGCGGTCAGCCTTGTCGTCATGCTCAACGAAAGATTTTGGTCGAAGGTGGATCGTCAGCCCGGTGGATGCTGGCTTTGGCGCGGCGCAAAAAACAGGGCAGTCAACGGCTACGGCATCGCCCTTATCGACGGAAAAATTGCCTACGCTCATCGCGCGAGTTTTGAGCATTTCCACGGACCTGTCCCCCAAGGGATGTGCGTCTGTCACACCTGCGATGTCCCGGCGTGCGTCAACCCGGACCATCTCTTTCTCGGCACCCGCGCCGACAATTCGCGCGACATGCGTGAAAAGGGCAAAGGGCCGAGAACGATGACACTCACGCCTGCGAAGGCACTCAAGATTTTTCGAGATCGAGGAAACGGAGAAACCATCGCGGCAAAATATGGCATCACCCGTGCGACGGTGAACAAGATCAGGCGCGGCGAAAACTGGAAGCATGTCACGCAGCCCTTTCTACACGATCCTCGACGACGAGATGATGCTTGAACCGCTGGCAAATTTTGTTGGCGGCCCAATCTTCTTCAGTCAGTAGACAAATCACACAGTCTTCGTTGCGACCAAACAAGCGCGGCACCCGAACGAAGGCATAATTTAGCGCAGCCAATTGTCGCAACAGCCGCTCATTCGATGCTTGCACGCGCTGCACGATCATCTGGCAACCAAGTTGCAGGAACGGATACTGATAAATGTGAGCCAGCGTTCTCTGCGTACACCACTTTTTGTTTGGCAGTGCGGCACCGGAGATTTCGATAATATGGGTTTCCGGCTCAAAATTATGGAAGACGAAGCCTGCAATCAGCCAGCCCTCGCTGTCGATCACGCCGATGGTCTTGACGTTCGGCCCGAAGCCTCTGCGGCAATGCGGGATCAGCTGCGCCACGAAGGGCGCGACGATCTCGTCCTGACCATAGACGTAGTCGAGCATCACACCCTCATCACCAGTTCCGGCGTCAGCACGCTTGGCCGCCGCAGCAATTCCGAAGCTGTGCTGGTAAAACCGCGCCATTTCAGACCGCGCACGACGACGACAGGCGTGCCCTCGTCGCACTGCCCCATCACCAGCGAGGCGGCGGCGGCGATCTCGTCGGCGTATCCAGTAATGCTGAACTGCAGCACGCGACCGAACAGATCGGTCATGCCGCGCAAATCATCCAGCACCGGAAGCCCAGCACAACCGATGGCGACCCCGCAGGTGCCGTTGCGCCATGCACGGCTGACGCTGTCGTTGATGACGACCGCAAACCGCTCATCGAATTTTCTCGATAGGCGCTCACGCAACGCTTCCGCACTGGCGTCGGGATCGACCGGCAGCAGCAGCGCCTTCTCATGTCCGGGCCGACCCACGTTCGATTGATCGATGCCCGCATTCGGCATGACGAACCCCAGCCGATGTTCGACCAGCAGTACGCCGGGCTTCGCCAGCACGATGCTCGCCGCCTCTGACAGCACCAGTTCGACAAGGCGCGGGTCTTTTGCGACCCTGTTCGCGAGTTCAATCGCCCTGCCCGATGGCACGACCTGCGACAGCAAGACCATGCGACCCTCTGCCTTCGATACGATCTTCTGCGCCAGCACGAAGATGTCGCCGTCGCGCGGCGTTATACCGTCGCGCGCTAATCCGTCGGCGATCAGAGCGACAAGATCGTCGCCCTGTTCCACAAGGGGGATACCGGAGAGTGGATGAAGTTCGACGGTCATTCGTTGGTCGCCGTTGCAGTTGCCGCTGCCACCGCCGCCGAATTTGCGTCGGCATAATCGTTCGCTACTGCCGCAATGGCAGCATTCAGACCTGAGGCAATGTTCGCGTCGGTCTGCGCCTGCGCAACATCAGAGACGCTTCCGTAGCCGTAGCCCATCGACGGGCTGACGGCGCTTGTTGCGCCGACACCAAAACCATCGACGCCCGCGCCGGGTGCGCCAGCCGTGGCGGTACCGGTTTCGCCCGTGGTGCCCATCCCGAAACCCAGACCGCCGATGCCCTGACCGCCTCCGAGATCGCCGCCTCCCAGCGTGCCGCCGATGCCGGTCGCGCCAGCGCCAAAGCCATCGGCAGTGCCAGCGCCGGGTGCGCCGATGCTCCCCAAGCCCATGCCGAAACCGCCTTGGCTTACGCTGCCTACGTTGCCTGAAACTGCGGCGGGTGGTGATGCCACCGCAACGCCTGTCGTCGTGTTGCTGACGGACACATCCGGGTTGTTAAGAGCGGGGGCAAAATTGCTGAAGGTGATGCCGAAGTTGGGTGCTGCTGGCATACCGAGAGGCGCAACAGGCCCCTGCATGGGCGTGCCCTTTTCGCCCGGTGCAGGCGCAGGTGCAGGTGCCGCAGGCGGTGCCGCAGGCGCGGGTGCGGGTGCCGCAGGCGCGGGTGCCGGTGCATCGGGTGCGGGTGCCGGTGCATTGGGTGCCGCTGCGGGGGCGTTGCTGTTGTCGCCGACCGGCCCGTCAGGCGCAAACCCAGTGACG